TTTATCAGTCCCTGCTGTATTTTCACTTGTGGGCTCCTTTATTTCTGTAGGTAACATACCTGCGTTGCGTAAGCTTACAAGTGCCCTAGTGGCAGTCACATAATACAGGTTAAGAGATTCTCTCTCCATAGTACTCAATACTTTATCTGAATCCAATATCAAATCTAGGACGACTTCCTCAATTGAACTGTTCATGTCAGGAGCAACAATTACTTCATCAAACTCCAACCCTTTAGAAGAGTGGGCTGTTAAAAGAGTAAGGTTTTGTTTCTTGTTCTCATGGTGTTTTGCTTCCGCATAAGCATCAAATATTGTCTTCTTACCATGTTTACGTACCAGATTGATTGCCTGTAATAAGGTTAGGTCTTCCGAGTACATATGTCTTATATATCCCAATACATCAGAGTACTCTGTTTTTACTCCATTCTTGTTTTCATGCCAATCATCTACATCATCTTGTAGGTGTTTGTACAAAGGATCATAAATCTTCCCTTGGTACTTTAGTCCTGCCATCATAAGAGAAGTTTTAAATATATCTTGAGCAGACCTTACAAGACCGTAAGGGATTTGGTCTTCGTTGAGTTCAATAATCTTATTTATTAGCCCTCCGTTAGTACGAGATATGTAACCCCTAGTTTTTATTTCAGTAGTCTGGCTGTCAGTACCTTCAAATTTCATATCAGGATCTAAGTAGCTTTGGCAAAAGCTTTCAACAGCCGATGCTATCCCTGTAGGCACTCTAAAAGACTTAGATAGCCTAAATTCTTTGCCTTGTCCTTTAAGCTTATCAAAACAGTTAATAGTATGGTTAAATGTATAGATATTCTGGTACGGGTCTCCTACAGCAACTTTAATTTTAGCAGGAAGCAATTTAAAAATCTCAAGAGTAACTTCATTAAGGTCTCCTGCCTCATCTAGCATAAGTAGATTGCAAGGACTTACAGTAACTTGATCATTAACTAGATAGATATGAAACATCTTTAGATAAAAATCGTGTGTGCAGTCAATCTTGCCGTCACCCATTTGATCTAAGTAGTGGTTCACTAGTTTTGCGTTAGGTCTGCCGTACTCTTCTGCGTATTCATCATACGTCAGGAATCTAGACAAGCAAAATTCTTTTATGTCTTCTATAAGAAGATACTTATCGTTGTAGGATATTGGTTCTTTTATTTGCCGATACCCTAGAAAACCTACTTTTAGCTTCAAAGGTGTCACTACAGCTCTATATGCAAGTGAGTGAGTAGTTCTGCATTCAATGTTACTTGGGAATTTTTTTGCTGCTGATACTGCCAGTGCTTTATTATACGCTAAGTACAAACCGGGTTCCGACGATACGGCTTCAGCTATAGCTTTAAGTAGTGTTGTCTTACCGCTCCCTGCAACAGAATTTACAAGCAAAAGCTCATCATCAGTTACATTTTTTGCATAGTCAACAATCTCTTGCTGCTCATTAGTCAAATTCATATTAAAAGTTCCGGTACCCGCAATTTAGTTTGTTCCAACAAGTAAGAGCTTATTACCTTTACTTCTGAAAAAGTTTTGTACATTATGATGTTACTGGGCAAAGTCATTCCTGTAGAGTAGCCAGTATCTTCATAGTACTCTTCCACCAAAGAGTAATCTTCTATGTTCTGGTCTACTACTCTCTTAAGAACTTGAAAAGCATCCACTCTTGGGTTATTTCTTTTTAAGTACTTTATAAGTCTACTATAAGTTCCTGCACTTATATTACTTAAAGTATAGGGGTTCTTTGTAGCCTCTGGTGAAACAACGCGGATTCCATTAGGTAATATAGCCCTTTTACATAAATTCAAATCAAAGCTTTCAAAAACTTCTTCTGGTGTACCAAATACTTTTCTTATAAGCTGTACATTCAGCGCAAAGGGGCTACCACTCTGGGGCGTCCATTCTGAAGCATTTTTAGATCCCCTTGAAAAAATCCATTGAGCACAGTAAGAAAAGCTATATACCGCTTCTCTAAAATCTCCGTAGGAAAGGAAGTATATGTCAATATCATTAGGATTTTCTACATTAGGATTTGCAAAACTTCCAGACACAAACCAGTTTTCGTTAGGAATTAAATCCTTTAATTTCTTAAGAGTCTCTACCCTAGTCATTCTTATATTCTTACTTTGTAGTGTCTCTAACATTACTATCACCCTAAAAGGTAAACCCCTCTTGTGAGGAGGGGTTACCGGTTTAAAAAATCTGGTTGATGTTTACAGTATGTCGTTCTACTTCACCATATTTTTTGTGTATTACAAGAGCTTTACTGTCTTGTAACGATCTATAACCACCTGCGGAAGCGTAGCTATCCTTTGCTGCTATTGTTCTAAATGACTCTACAGTACAACCAGCGAACTCTTTTAGAGTATCATGGTGGATGTGTCCTGTAAGCCATGAACGGTACATAGCATTTCCCCATTCTTTGGGTTTATCAGTAGCCATCACTAAAGGTAACTTATCTGCTTTACAGGTGTGCCCGTGATGGACCCCAAAAAAGCTGTTACCATGAGTGAAGTACTGAAAGAGCGAAGAAGTGCAGTGTATTACCAGCCTAGGCTCATTGGCATACATATGCCTCAAAGCTGCCTGCAAGAACATAGCTCCTGTGTCATCATGATTACCAATGGTATTAATGACTTCGACAGACTTATGGTGCTCAAGGGCTGAATCAATCATTTGTATAATGATCTTCAAACCCGTATCAACCATCATAAGATAGTTACCATCTGTATCTAGGTTATGCCTATGTCGTTCTGTTACACCGGCAACATTATCCCTATGAAAGAAATCCCCTAGGTTAACGATAACTGCTCGCTCACAACTAGGTGCAGAAGTAACTAGTCTGTCAAAGACGCCACAAAAAGATTCTTGCGCTGTCTTTAAATCCCAGTCTTCTCCTGATTCATCCTTATAAGCTTTCATACCTATATGAGGATCTCCTAAAGGATATACAGCCATCAAGTCTTGTGAGACGTGTGCTGCTGTGTAGTCCTTCTTTTTAAACTTAGGAAGATCTTCCACGTAGTTATCAATGACTTGCCTTAGAATATCAGCGATCTGTTGCTTCTCTACGTTAGTCTTCAGCCATTGAAGTTTAATATTTCCACCCGAGTCGTACAGTGTGGTAGACCCTGTGAGTAGTTCTCCGCTACTAACAAAATTGCCGGAATCTAAAGGTAGATCTCCCGCTTTTCTTAGTTTATTAATACGGTTTACTACTCGATAGGGCCTAACACTGTATTTAGGAAAACGTTCCTTAATAGCCTCAACTATCAAGGGAACGTTGCAATTAAACTCTTCGCAAAGACCTACTAAAGTAGCATCATCTACTTTTACTACCATGCGAACTTTCCTTTATTACTTACCAAATCTAGGTCGTTGTGCCCCTGTCTTTGCTGCTGGTGCAGCCGTACTTGTTTTAGTAGCAGAGTTATTATTGCTTCTGCTTTGTACCCAAGCCTTAACATCTTCTTCGGTAAGACCATCCTTGTACGTTACGTTAGTAGCATACTTTTCTTCATCGATAGCTAGCCGCTTACCAATGTTTTCACCAGAGACACTTTCTGCTGCAGTGGCACCATCTTCACGATAAAAAGCTTTAATGCTTTTACGTTCTTGAATATCACCGTTGTACACGCTGTATTCCATTTGGATGCGCATCTTAACAGCAAGGTCAGCGAATTCAGGAATAACCTCCATAGTAGTAAGAACTTGGTCCTTACCTACAGGGAATTCTGCCTCTTCTGTTTCGATGTCTTGGCCGTGTTCAAGACCTGCAATAACGGACAGACGATCAAACATACTTTTAGTAATCGTGTTAACGTTACCATCGGTATTCACAAGAATAGGGCCATAAATAGTCTGGCTCATACCTTTGTGTTCGACATTGAAGTTAAGCTGGTAAGCTTTGTTCTTGGTCTCTGCAACCTGCACGTAGTTAAGCTTTACATCATAAATACCTGAACGGTTAATGTAAGCGCCCCCATCACCAGAGTCTTTAATCTCTTCGGCGTTTGCTGATACTGTTAGTTTCATATTTGTACTTCCTTATTAAATTTAAGTTTATTAATTGTTAAAGCTGATAATCATCAACTTGGTTCGCGTTCCCTTCAAGTAAATTGATATGATCTTGAAGGTTAAATTCATTCATATCTACTGATTCAGGAAGGTCTTCTTGCAAAGATCTTGCAGGAAATTTGGCAGATCGTAAATGTAGTATTCTCTTATTGTTTTTAATTTCAATAAAGATACCTTCATCTACTTCTGATAAAAATCCTCCTTTCTTTGCGAATGATCCTTTGCCCACTAAGTTATACTTTGCGGTTTCAGGGTCATACAAAGCATGAGAAATAATCACCACGTTAATACCACTGGCGATCAAAGAATTTTCAATAAAAGCCGTAAAAGCTGTTATTTCTTTATCCATCTCACTATAAATAGTAAAATTCTTGTACTTTTCATTACAGTTTGCATGAATTGTATCAAATACTTTCGATACAGAATCAAATACTACTGTACCTGGGTACTTACCGAATTTTTCATTATACGCTTCGATTTTTTCTGTCACTAGTTCCAATAACTCATTTACATTATCGAATCCTGGTACTAGTACATGAGGTACTTTGAAAGGGTACCTTTTACCGTCATGACTAATCACTAGAGAGTCCTCTAGGTCTTTGGTCAATGTTGTCTTACCTGAGTTTGCCTCAGCAGATATTAACAGTTTAGCTGTCATTTTTTCTCCTCGTTAAATTA